ATACCATGCAATGATCTACCACAAATTTGCATCACCATAGTGCTTATGTGCCAATTTATAATATCGATCTCCTGTCTTCCAAGTATGCCCTAATCTCGTCAAGTTGTTTATGTTTCTTTGTGTTGGATGTCGCAGAGTGGGAGTAGCAAACTGTCTAATATGATTAACTCCTCGCTCTTCAAAAAGATCTTCAAACTCTTCCAAAGAGTTCTCCAAAACTATTTTGTTTCCGTATCGTGAAAAAGACATATCCTATATTCTCCTATTGTTGTGAGGAATCGGGGTCGGTTGTCCCGGTGCCGCCGCCGAGAACGTCGCCTTCGTTAGCAGCAGCGTTGTTGGGCGTCGAAACAGCAGCGTTTCCAACTTCTTCAAGCTTCTTCATGACAGCATTCATGTTGTCGAGTGAATGCTCTTGCTTAAGTGCTGACATGTGCGGAGCCCTATAAGGAAATTTCGATGCATTGACCACCGAACCCTTCTTCGCATTGCCCTGACTATCTATTCCAAAGGTCGTACCAAACACTCCCGGTTTCTCATCTGAGAATCCCAAAGCATGTTCGTGCAGCACGGTCATTGTCACGCTCAGTGCAAAAGATTGTGGATACAATTGACTATCGTCGGCAAAGGTGCCATGTTCCAGGTTTGGCTTGAAGGTGACCCCTTCAAGAGCACACACCAGCCCCTTCCCATTTAGCGCGTTGTGGATCCAGTTTAAGAACTTAACTCTCATTAGCGGGGGAGACCCAATCATCGATGCACCGCCACCGCCTTTGGCTCCTGCGCCTTTCGCATATGTTGGGTATTGAAATTTGATGAACCTAGACATCTTAGACATATTGACCTTGGCTTCCTGAAGAGAGGCTGCAACCACATCCCACTCTAGAGTTATTTTTCTTGATGTGTTTTTGAATGTCATCATCGGATCCATACGACCATAAAGCGTTTGCGAATTCCAATCTGAGGTATAGACATCAGAAAAGCTTGTTATCCACGCAAAGAATTCAACTTTTATACCAATTGCAATATGCTCAAACTGAATATTAATCGGACTAGGAGAAGGGTATCCCATCTCCGAAGGGATCATTGCATTTGGAAAATCATCAGCCATCTCTTGTTCTCCTTATCTGCTACGACTTCTGCGCCGCGGCGTTGGCGGCAACCAGCCTGGTAACCTTGGTGCCAAGCTCTTGATTAACGTGTTTCTTTATAGTCTTGTCGCCAACCTTAATAATTATAGGCTGCTTAGTTAATTCTCTATATATTGCATTAGTTTGAGCAACTTCTGCCCTCAATTCGCTAATGGCTGCCGACAACTCTTGATTTCCGCCGCCACCACCACCGGCAAGGGCTGTTGCGCCCATAAACCCGGTAAGAGCCACGGTCTTAAGGAAGGAGGTATCGTTTATAGCCTCGGCAACTTCTCTTATCGACGTTCCAATAGTAACCACGGCGCCGGTTCCCGCCAGTTCCGACATACTTTCCATTAAATTAGACATTTGCGTTGCAACCACAGCAATGGAGAACGAGATAAGAGCAAACACAACCGCCAAAGCTGTAAACACTGACACCATTAATGGAAGAAGCGGGGCTACCGAAGCAATCATCAGAAATGAGACCGCAAGAGCGGCAAAAGATACCGCTACCGCTGCGACCGCACCGGCAAAGGCAAGTACACTTGGCCACTGTGCAAATATTGGCGCCATTACTAGAAGCGCTTGCGACATTACAGTTAGTCCCATAGCCAGTAATGATATGGGCAAAGCAAGAAGGCTCAGCACCAGCATACTAACCGTAAACAGGACCAGAGGAACCATTGACACCCACAGTGCCGCCGCAAAGATGCCGAGAGTATATGCCAAAAGAGCCATTGGGGGCACAACCATCCAAAGTCCTATAGCCATCGCTGGCAACAGCGGGACTGCGCCAACCAAAGTTGTGAAAACTAATACAAACGCCTTCGCCAAGAACATGGCTCCGAGACCGGCTAACATTAGACCCAGCCCCATTAGTGCGACTGCAGCACCGACGACGATGAGCGGTCCAGCTGCAGCATATGCGGGACCAGAGACAGCAGAAAGGGCGCCTGCCATAAAATAAAGACCCAATGCAACCAAGGGTATTGCCAAATAAAGTGGTGGAGAATGAACTGAAGCTAACAGAGCATATGCAACAAGACCAATTGCTGCAGCGAGGAGAATCCACTGTATAACGTTAGCCATGGTGGCAGCGGCTAGCGCGGTCTTTGCTGCTGCCAAAGCCCACGTGATACCGGTATGGATAGAACTGACGGTATTGGAAACCTTCGTCACCGCGTTCTGCCAGATCTGAGCCTTAGTCTCCCAAAGTCTTGCGGCAATAAGCCGCAGCATGCCCACTACATTGAGCTGACGTACCTGCGCAGACAGCACATCACCAGCGATGCCGAGCTTAAGCGCCATCTGTCGCAACTTTTCTGTTGCTATCGATTTCATGGTGATTAATAACCCAAACTGCTGAACCCGGTTATTCGTCATAATTACCCTGTTCCACAGTATTGTGGCTATCGTCAGCACAGCAATCGCAGCGCCCAGCGGACCCAACCATTTGTACATTGCAAATATAAAAGTAGCTGCTAGCATATAAGGCGCAGCTTTCAAGGCAAGGTTGTACGCTCTCTGGGCAAATGTGGCTGCCCAGTTTGCTCCAGTGTGGGTGTTCTGTACCGTAATAAGTTGACCAAACGCCATCGTCTTGTTCCCGATAGTTATTGTCGTAGCAGCAAGGTTAGCTATCAATCGCTTGGACATGTGAACCGCTAGAGCGATGGTTCCAATCCACAAACTCATCCCGCCTATTAGAAGCGGCCATGGATCCCAGCCCAAAAGGAAGTCCGCAAAATCCCTAAGCAGCCCTAGTACGGGTACAATAATCGGAGACAGGGCACCCCAAGCTTTCATATATACTTGCTTCCACTTTTCCATTATTGGAACTGCGGATTGAATCATTTCATTATAAGCTTCCGCATTTTCTTCAGCCTGCTTAGCCTCTGTTTGTTGCCAATCATACTCTGAAAGTGTCGTGCTGAATAGCTTGCCAGCCTCGTTAAGATCGCTAATGCCTGCTGCTGATGCAAATGCTTGTCGTTCAAAACGACTCATTGCTTCCCAGTTCTTACCGGAAGCTTCCATGGACCCGATCAACATTCGGATACGCTCTTCGTCGCTAGCGTTGAGCAAGTCAATGCTATTAAGCAGAGGACCTCCCATCATGGCGTTTAAGCGCCCTGCTGCCTCTGCTGCGCCCTCCCAGGTATCGTATTGTCCAACGATGCCCAGCAGACCATCAAGTGAAATACCAGTAGCCTTGGCGGCTGCAGCCACCTTCTTAAGAACTTCGGGAGCATCTTTGCCAAACTGTGCCAACCTTGGCATCGCCTGATCGAGAGCGTTAACCATTTCACTTACTGGCATTTCCAATGCCCGGGCAGTTGCAGCCACTGATTTGATCGATGCCTGTGCCGCATCTGTCGACATGCTCAAAGATCTTGTCATAGAGTTAACAAGATTCGCTGTTGTGTCAGAGCTAACACCAACCTGCTCCATCCCCGCTGCAAGGGCTACCAATTGTGACCTCGTTGTCGCCCCCAGCCTGTTGAAGTTGCCAACCGTGCCTACAAGGCTCTGCATCGCACCAGCTGCCTCTTCCATGCCAACACCATACTGTCGAACTTCAACGGTTGCTGTAACAATTTCGGCGTTTAGTTTGCCAGCAGCGCCTGTTGCCTTGTTAAGCGCTGGAAGCGCGGACTCTAGCTCTGCGACGATAAAACCAACAGCCTCTGCTGCTTCTGCAGCAAAAGTCTGAAAGACGTTCATGGGAGACGCTAGCGTGAGTACATTCGCTGCGGTTTGGAACATGGCGTAATTTAATTGTTCAGTATCTCCGACTGCCATAGCCAGCTTTTGACCGAAGCTATCACTATAGTCATCGACTATCCCCCAGCTACTCGCAAAGCCTGAAACAGCGCCACCCAGATCCGTCATGACGCGGAACTGTTCCTCCGCTACTTCTAGTCTTCGGAGATCTCTTCGATAAGCAATTTCAGACTGCTCATTCCATATGCCCAGCTGTTTTTGAGACTTCCTGTTGGCAGTTAGCGTGTCCTTCTGTGATGTAAATTTAGCAGCTGCAAATTTAGCATGAAGCTCAGCTATCTCTTTTATTGTGGCTTTTTCTTGGTTTGCTGCATCAAGGGTGGCGCGAGCATTAGCGAGGAGATCTTCGCCTATCTTTTTTCGCTCCGCCATTGCCTCGAGGAGCGCCGAGAGCGAGGACAGGTCCTGACCGGCAGGCGGGTCACCGGCTTCAAAATGTATGTTTTTCCAACGCCAAGTCATGGGTTAATATCTTATTTGAGCGGCCACTTCAATCCGGTCTCACTTTCGAAGGAGCGAACTGCTTTTTCTAAGCTGTGACGATTGCTCAAGGTGCGCGGGTCGTCTAGACCGTTTCTAATATATGAATCCATATATCTCTTTTCACGACCAAGGGTTTGCGTAAATGAATTAATCTCTCGCTTCGTACCGCGCACCCTAACTGGCTGGCTGGAGCCGCCAAACATTCTATTTAAAATGATTTTAACTACATTTCCGAATATTCGAAGAGGACCCTCTTCTAGCTCGCCGCGTCGGGATAATCCAAGATCAACCTCAAGCGGCACAAGGTCGTTTTCTTCAATATTTTTCATTGGTTCTCCTCCGAAAGGTACAGCTCTGCAATAATTAGTTCTAAATAAAAGAAAAGGTCGGTGAGAACACCGACCTTAACTCTTTATGGCTATCTTATCTTTTGCGAGATTTTGATTTGCTCATCGCCGCATCATTTGCTGCCTTTTCTTTCTTAAATTGATCGTCTAGTCTTTGTAGGAACCAAGTTCTAAGTCTAATTGGCAGGTTGTATGCTTCCATGAAGCTCCAGCCGCCGTGATATTTTAATAAGAAGAACTGTTCGTAAACATTAGCCATATACTCATCGCTTAGGCCAAAAGAATTCCGCTGTAAACGGAACCTCCAGTTCTGCCTCGGCTGAGCATTCTGAACAAACGAAATATTGAGTCATATCAACGTTCGGCACGACTTTACGATAAGCTATCCTTAACATAGTAGAATCAAGAGTTGGCATATTGGAGATGAAGGCATTAATTTGCGACCGGTCCTCGATGCTGTTTAGCGAAACAATAAATTGCTTAAATTGATCCGTTAGGGGCGCCTCTTGAAGTTTCTTTCTCCTCTTATTTTCTGTTAGCTGAACAAGATGTCTCTCGTCCTTGCCAGTTAGGAGGCGAAATTCAACTTCAACGCCAGAGGTGGGCAAAGTAATTAAATATGTTCCATGCTCCGTGGTTGTAACTTCGTCTAAATCCTCGCCATAAGAAGTATCTAGGTCTGCCAGATCAACTTCGTGCTTGGATTGCTCGCCACAAGACGGGCAGGTTATGCGAGTTTCGTATGTGGCACCAAAGCCGGTAACGCGAGCGGCTACCAATACTGCATTCTTGTCTCCAATAAACAGGTCTTCAACTCTAATGCTTTTATTGACAATAATGTTCTGCAAAAACCGATCAACAGCTAGCCCCTTTTTAAGAAGGGTCCTAGACGAAAGGATATCTTCATCCTTTGCTGTCATATAACGGATTTCAACAGTCTCTTGATTATGAAGCGGGTGTGTCTCTGGGTAATACTTGCCCTTTGTCGGCAAGTCTACAAATTCTGTTGGAGTAACAAAGTTGAGAGAAGAGGGGTCTGCAGCAACCACCGCTGCAGGAGGGTTTGGATCGGACACCGCTCCGGTGCGATCCTCATTCTTTCTAGGTGACATTAAAAGTCCTTTCTTGATTGACTATAGGGATATTATAACAGCGGAAGATAAATTGTTTAAATTATTATTACTTAAAGCGCGACTTACTCGTGCCTAAGCCTTACGGAGTCACCACCGGCTCCCTTGATAAACTCTGCCCAGTCGAAGCGAATGGTCAATGTAGTGTCCATCAAATCATCACCACTATAGTCAAAGTCATTAAACTTAACAGCCTGAATCCATGCATTCTTTAAAGACCACTGCTCTGTAACCACGCCTTCACCGTCGAGAGTAGAGATTCGAATATTTGACATTCCGGCGAGAGGACTGCTGGCTCTCTTTTTGGAGACAACACCACTAACATCTGTCGCGCTGATCTGAACCTCGGATGGGCGCACCCACCCCATGTTTCCAAGCGCTACCCAGAAAATCTCTGTCATAGAGGGTTCAACAGGATCAACCAGAGCAACGTCAAGCGTTTCCCACTCAACAATTCCGGGATAATAAAACTTATGATTTAGAAACCTGTGTTCAGCTTCAGTTACCGTGTAGCCGGGGCGACCAGCTGTCTTGCAGAAAAATGTCACATCCTCGTCGGCAATAGTCGCCTCAAATAAAAATCTATTTTGTCTTTTCGGAGTACCCTGTGCGGGGCTGCTCCAAAATCTCGGTGTCTGGGTTCCCATTTTTTTTCTATCTCCTAAGTTTAAATAGTGTGGGGGGATAAAAACCCCCCACTTTGTTAGTCTTCAAATGAAGCTCCCGAGTTTGTTATAACAAAGTCAATTGCAATGAACTCGATTGCCCGGGTGGGCTTAAGCAAAATCTTCGCATACATGATATTTCTATCAATCAGATCCGGAGTTGTGGTTGTGCTGTCCAGTACTACCTTGAACTCGTCTAGACCAAACCTTGCCTTAATGCTGCGAAGGAAAGGCTCTACCTGACCTTCGAAACGATGCCAAGTTGCACGGACATTGGGTTCAAATAGGAGCCTGGATGCCATGAACGAAATCCTCTTCTTCACAAAGATCATGAGGCGTCGAACGTTGACACGGTCCAATGCCGAAGGCGTTACTTGCAGGGTCTTCTGACCGAAGATTACAATACCTTCTGCGGGGAAGCTGGCAATCGGGTTAATGTTTGCCGCATAGAGCTTGTCGCGATCCTTAGAGGTTAGCCGCTGACGAACACCGACAACCGGGAGTCCAGCAGAACCCTCAGTTAACCCACCCCGAGTAAATCCGGCCGGAGCAAACCAAGGTTCGGATCTTCGGTCCACACTTGAGAATGTTCCCAAGGCAACCACGGAGGGGGGAGCCCACAGAGTCTGATTATTCAAGCTGTCCTGAATTCGTACCCACGGGAAGTAGGTGCAAGCATAGCTGTTGTTCAGGCTTCTACCGAGCAGATTGCTGATCGTGTCTGCGACTGCCGTTGCAGAGTGCCTAGTTGCTTCATCAGAATTGTTCTCGTGACGCGGGACGAATCCGTCCGGAAGGTCAATGACTGCCAGCGAGTCGCCGCGGGCTTCACAAATATTCATCAAGTGGGTTGTGAGTGCCGAGTTTGTTAGCCCAGGCATTGTAGCTAGGTTCATTTCAACAATCTCGGGGTCAGCGATAGCATCCATCGCCCTTTTAACACTAGCATATGCGTAGTTGGTGGTGGCGCTGGATCCAAGACCGCTGTTACGGAAGGGGTCCTTCTCCTTAATGTTTAGACCATCATGACCGCCGAAGAACGGGGCTGTGAATGAGTCGTAGCCAAGGTTAAGAACCGCAGTGTAGCCTCCAGAGAGGGCACTAATCGAAGCGCCTGCAGCCCTAGAGCCGCTCTGGTACATTGCATTGTTGGTACCCGCTCCCTTGAGATCGTCAAGAGAGAAAATCCAAGAAGCAATCGTGTTAGAGCCAGAGGCAAAGGAACTAATTCCGTCAGGCATAGAGCGAACAACGTCTAGGCAACTATCACAGAAGGTTGTATCACTAACACTCTTGCCAGAGTTATACCCCCAGTACGCCGCCTTGGCGCTGGACAGGTTGCCGTCCGTACCAGAAACTCGCAAAGCTAGCTCTGGAAATTGGAAGTTTCCAACCCAGTTGTCTGTAGTGTTACCGGGATCGTTGTTTGTTAGAATAAGAGAGTTGCTAGTCGTCCCAGCAGCCAGGATGCCGCAGTACCTCTCTGGAGTAATTAGACCAGCTGCCTGACCAAATGCGTTAGATGGTCTTCCGGTGGCAATAGTCGTACCACTAGTTATCTGGAAAGTCTGGAACCTGTATGGACCCCACACGCCGAAGGGCAGAAGTCGAGTGTCCGTTGAGGCGTTGTCGACTTCGGCATTCATTTCGACCCGAATAAACTTGGACTG